AATATATCATTGCTGGAACTCCTTTTGTTTCTAGAGTAGTTGGGAAGATCACCACAAATTCCGCGAACTACAATATTATTTATACAAAATAGTTGACAAATTCATCTTAGTATGTTATGTTTAATTATGTTTTTTGAAAGGCGACAAGATGAGTAAGATCCTTAACGAACCGGTTCTATTTAACCGAGAACAGATCGCAAAGATCGAAGATCTGAAGCGAGCAAGATACGTATGCGCAACCGAAAGAGACGATAAGACTATCGAGATATTCTACTCAGAGGATGCGCATGTTGCTGGCGGTCGCTACTTTGGTCTGTATTTTAGTAGTCTAGATAATCAACTCTATATTACTAACGGCGCATTTGTTGAAGATCAAGAGATCTCTGCCGTGATCGCTGATGACGGCGAGATTGTATATAGTAGGTTTCGACACGACTATCGATCCTCATCCGATGGTTCTGTTTTCATTGACGGCGGCCGATCCTATACAAGAGTTAGCTTGGTTGATGAATCTCGACATGCAACACTTATCGTAAAAGAGGGAGTTCTACAGGTAAAGAATGTCTGACTTTAAGATCTCAGACTATGACTATATTGGAAGCTCGATTGGAAATGCGTTTTTCAGTGGAGTTTCCTTTGAACAACTTTGGGATTGTGTATCACTGTCCCAAACAAGAGAAGAATTGGATGCCGCAGTTACTGCAACCATTCGATTGAATGAATTAACAAAAGGAGAAGAGATATGAACGATGCATATAACGTAACCGCCGACGAACTTCGTCAGTTTATTGAACGCTACGAACAGCTTGAGTCAGAAAAGAAAGACGTCACAAATTCTCAAAAGGAATTGATGGCAGAAGCCAAAGGTCGTGGCTACGACACCAAGGTTATGAAGAAGATCATTGCCATTCGTAAGCGCAAAGCAGACGCAATCGCTGAAGAAGAAGCCGTTCTTGACATGTACAAAGCTGCATTGGGCATGATCTAATGAGTAAGGAAGAAAGTAAACGCCTTATTGAAAAGATATATCCTGACTTCGATAATCGTTTTGGCGAGTGGGGCTGGTGTTCTCTAAACAAAGCTGGGTGTATTATTGACTGTATTGATGATATCTTTACTCACGTGAAAGATCCGGTATGCGTAGAGATTGGCGTCTATGGTGGAAAGAGTGTCATTCCTGCAGTACTCGAACTTAAGAGAATGAACTCTGGGAAATTCTATGCGATTGATCCATGGGATAACGTAGAGGCAACCAAGGGCTATGACGGCGACAACTACAAGTTTTGGACCAACGTCAACATGCCTTGGATCTATAATGTCTTTACTACAGTCTTGGAAGAAAACGACTGTGGAAAGTACGTAGAGATCATTCGAAAGCCAAGCGACGATGCGCCTGTTATCTTCGATATCGATTTTCTTTATATCGATGGTCAGCATACAATCCAAGCAATTCGTGATGTAAATAAGTATGCGCGCCAAGTAAAACTTGGCGGTTACTGTATTGCGGACGACATTAACTGGGGAGATGTTTCTCTCGTTCCTGATGCTCTTAAAGAGATTGGATTCGAAGAACAGCGATGGATTGACGGTGCTATCATCTTTAAGCGGACGTCTATTAAATAAAAAGGCGGATCCGAAGACCCGCCGAGTTATTAGAAGGGGCCGGTTGTTTCCGGCCTCTTTTATTATTAGAATAGGTTCGAAACGCGAACTCTACGGTAGTAGACGTTGCTGTTAGCGGTAAGAGCACCTTCGCTACGGGTTGGGCCGAAAGCGAATGGGTTAGCAACCATACCGTAACGGGTTTTGAAGCCGATCTTTGGCTGGAAGCTGTTCTCACCAACTGCGCGGTACATCTGTAGTGGAACGTATGGGCAGTAGAAGAGACCTGCGTCGAATGCGGAGGATCCCTTATAGCCAACTACGAGGTAGTTTGCACCAGCATATGGGTCGATGTAAACTCTGTAACGACCGTTTAGAACACCAGCGAAGGTGTTTCCGGTATCGTCAACGTTTAGAGCGTTGCTGTTAAGAGCTGGGGTATAATCGAGAACACCTGCCATCTGAAGAGCAGAAGCTACGTCAGAAGAACAGATAACGATGTTACCCTTGCCTCTACGAGTTGCTTTTGCAATCGCGTTAGCTTCGAGTTCGATCTGGAACATAAGACCCTTGAACTTCTCAACTGACCAACGGCCGTTTGAGTCAACGTCAAGGTCGAACACGCCAGTTACAGCAGTGTTTGCACCACCGGTTACGGCTGAGGTGTAAACAGTACGAACAACTTCACGGTTGATTTCTGCAAGGATTTCAGACTGTAGAATATTTGCAAGTTCTGTTTCAGCGTCAAGACCGTGAACAGCGCGGAGATCCTGTGCAAGTTCACTGGTGTATTCTGCTTTTAGCGCGCGGCTCTTTGCAGATACAGTAACTTTTTCGATAGCAAGAGCCATCTCTGCGAAGTTTGTTCCGTTTCCGTCACCAAGAGCTTCAGCAGCTGCAGTTGCTAGACCAGTACCGGTGTTTGCAGTAGCTGCAGTACCGGTTGTACCAGCCATTGTGCCTGTACCGGAGAAGTCGGTGTCAGCTTCGTTGTAGAATGCTTCAACTGCGGTGTTACCTGACATTGCGTTGTAGTTAGAACGCATTGCGAAGATAAGACCAGTTGGGCCAGTCATTGGCTGAACACCAGCGATGTCGTATGCCATTAGGTTTGGCATAGCACGACGAACTAGGCTGATAAGGATTGGATCGTAACCAGCTTGTGGTGTGCTAGCACCAGCACCAAAACCGCCGGTTCCAGCGAAGTTGGTTGGTGTTTCCTGAAGAAGCGAAGTCATGTTGATTGACGCGTCGCTGGTCTCAAGAAGTGCTTTCTCTGTGTTCTCTAGAAGAGTAGCAGTTACTGCTTTTCTGTGGTTGTCTGCGATTGGCGAGAAGGAAGAGTGCTCAAGAAGAGGACCCCACTTTTCGACTAAAGTTTTATTAGATTGACTCATTTTGTCTCTCCTTTGGCTGTTGTTATTGTCTGGTTGTATTTATAATTTTGTTGTTTTCACTTAATAGTTTTGTTATTTAGAGCTTCAACGATAGCATTAACGGTTGAGTAAGAAGATACTGGCTTTTTGGCTGTGTCTTCCTGAACAACTTCTTCTGCTTCTTCGTTAATCACCTGAGCTTTTTTAGTCTTAAAGAATGACTCCTTAAGAGTTGCAAGATCTGACTTATAACCATCGATTTCATCTACATCGAGCTTTTCTGAAAGAACCTTAAGTCTCTCTTTTTGAGAAACGGTAAGACCTTCTGAAACTTCTTCGAAAGCGATTTCAGCTTTTAGTGCAGCAACCTCTTTCTTAAGTTCGATGTTTTCGTTGATTATTTCGTTAGCTTGTTCTGTGATAGAAGCGTTATCTTCTTCTAGACTTGCTACAACATCGATGGTCTCATCATCGATTTCAATGTTGTGCTCAGTGAATAGTTCTCTAAGTCCATCCATAAGGGACTCTGCCATTTCTACTTTGATACCAGCTTCAATAGCAACTTTATTCTCAGTCATCCACTCTTCGACTACGTAGTCAAGATATGAATCGAGGTTCTCTACAACTTCTGCCATCGCTTCATTGAGCGACTCATTAAGATCATTTTCGAACTGCTCTTCAAGAGAAGCGGTAGCTTCTTCTAGACGAAGAGTAACAGCTTCGTTTACAGCTGCTTCAAATACAAGTGTTACCTTTGATCTGAACTCTTCTGAAAGATCCATTCCTTCGAACATGTTCTTAATCGATTCTTCGACAGAGATTACCTCTTCTTCGATTACTTCTTCGTCTGAAGCTTCTTCAGCTTCGGACATTGGTGGCTTTGCCACTGTTCCTGCCTTTGCGTCAACGACTTTGCTTACATCTGCCTTACGCTTCTTGATCTCTCCACCTACTGGTGTGACTGGACCAGGAACGGTAGATATTCCGTCGTCACTTACAAAATTTTGTTCGTCTAACCCTGACATATTTACTCTCCTTTTATTGGATTCGTGTTTCATATCCATATTTATAAAACTTAGTTCTTCAGAGAACGAATGAAGTTTTCGAATAGACGCGCAGCATATGCTTCGTCTACCTTTCTTACAGTTCTCTTATACTCTTTTTTCACTTCTTGAACGGCCTGCTCAATCATCTGCTGAGCTCTCCAAGTTCCAGATACTATATCGTAATAGTAGTCCGTGTTTTCCATAATACCGTTCACAAAGCAGTTTGGACCCGATGGATCTGTGACGATATCGACAGTCGCAAGATGAAAGTCGTTTTGAACTTCCATGATGCCTTCTTTCGTTGCCTTTACAGATCCAAGGCCGCGAGTAGAAACACCAACCTTGACACCCTCGTCAATGAACGTCTTTACAATGTTACCCATTGGAGTACCTAGGATCTTTGCCTTACCAACGAAGTTTGAACCGTCGCGCTTCATCTCAGTAATAAGGTGAGATACGCGATCACCGTTGATCTGAGGACCATCTGGGTGCCCAAGTTCTCCAAGAGCTCTTTTAGTCTTAATGAACTGCTCGCCGTATCTCATCATTTCTTTTTCTAGAATCGTCGATGGATATATTCTTCCATTACGGTTCTTGATATCTCCTTGCATGAAGATACCTTCGATGAAATACTGCTTTGGCTCGTGTTCGCTTGTTTCAGTTAGAACTCTAACTTCTTCAATTGTTTCCGTGATCAGTTTCATATGATTTCTCCTTTGTTCTTTATTTATACTTTTAGTACTTATATGAAACTGGAGTGCAACGAAGAGTAGTGGTGCCAGCGATTGTTTCGGTTGGCAGCTTTTCCACAATTTCAACAGTTCCCTGATGCATCGTAAACGTAGTATTTGCGTGTGCTTCAGTTACAATAGTAACTACAGAATTTGCTGCAGCATAGATACGAACTAGTTTTGCATCGTATACTGTGTTTGCAGTCGTGAATGAAATTTCTACATCAGTAGGTTTGATTATCATCATAGTGCTTCCCTCGCAAATCCTAGGATCTCATTAAAGCCGACTTTATCTTTGAGTGCTACTTCTTCCATCTTTTTACGATTTGCAGAAGAAAGATCCTTGAGCATTTGGTTTAGAAGATCTGCGTCTTCTTTCTTGAGAATAACTGAACCGCCATCCTTAAGCTTAACAATACCCTGGCTAAAAACTTCAGTTAGTTCTGCAGATTCACGGATCTTTTCTTCACCATCGTCGTCGCGTTCCACTCTACGAATAGGAACGTTTCGAGTATGAGACTTTCCGTCTGCACCTGTATAGGATACAGTTTTCTTTATTGCAGAACGAGTTACTTCACCGAGGTTTGTTTCTTCGCCATACATATCTTCGTAATCCATGGCTGACATCATACGTCTGTCACCTTCCATGTAAGCGTGTAGGCTCATCATTTCTTTATGTACGGCAGAAAGTTTATTTTGGAACCACTCTTCTGGATCAAAATCCATACCCTCGAGATATCCCATGATTTCTTCGGCACCGTATGCAATGTAATATAGCTGGTTCATCATCATTGGAATTTCTTCCATTGCGTCCTCGGCAACTAGGTCAGCTTGCTCATTCTTTGCGATTGACTTTGCAATCTTATGGGCTTTAGTGATAGTGCTTTTCTTTAGAGGTGGCTTATCACCAGTTGCCTTCATAGCAGCAGCCATACCAATCGCGTATGGTTCTCTTACTCTTTCAGACATGGCCTTACCAATCGCTTTACGACGAGCGTGAAGGTACTTATCAGACTTGTCCGTGTCGCCGTCGTTGTCGATATCATCGTCTTCTTGACCGACAGGATCCATCTTCTTTGCTTCTTTCATTGTCTTAGAAGACTTGTTACCTTTTTTATACTTTTGGTGACTATCTTCTGAGTCGTATTCTCCGCCTGCAGCAGTTGGCGATTTAAAGCTATTTTCATAGACAGCTTCGTCCTCGCCCTTGTTATAATCCGCACGACGCTTAGGAGCCTTTCCGAGCTTTCCAGTGAAAGTATGATCTGTAGCTACAGGATGCTGAACCTTTGTTACGATATGCTTATCTTTGAAATCTTTTTCGTCGTCTGCTTTTGGCTGAGAGACCTCTGATATTATTTGACGTAGAGTCTTCATCTTTTAAGCCCTCTTTTGAATGGTTTTACTTTATTATTTATAACTTTTAATGATTCTTCGGCCTCTTGATCATTCTGAGGAGGCTGTTGCTGATTTTCTGGCGGCTGATCTGCTGGTGCTGGAGGTTGTTCATCATCAGGCATACCAACGTCGTACAAGCCTTCGTCAGTTTCTTTCTTGATCTGCTTTTTCATTTCACGTATGTCTTCATCTGACATGAATAGAACGTTTTTGATAACCCATTCTCTTGAGTAGTACTTACCGATCTGTTCCTCGATATCTCTAAGCATCGTTACTTTTTCACGAAGTATTTCCGTCTGCTTGAGTTCTTCGAAGTAGTTATCTTTCATGAAGTCATATCGTATCTTATTCTTTATGTCAGCCCATTCCTCAGGATCGAGAATACCTTTAAGGATGAGTTGCTTTTCTAAGAAGAGATCAC